CCTCTATATAGGGACACCCCCCCTATAAATTCTAAACCCCTTTACAAAAAAATTTTTTTCACTATATAATGCGTTACGGTTAACAACCTGCGAGCAAATATGACTATAGTAGTAGAACCCGAAATGGGCGTACCTCTAAAAAAGAACCCTTCCCCTCTCGATTTAAAAGATCGTGTGGAGTCAGCAGCCAATACAGCTAAAGAACTTGGGGAGCATGGATTAGACTTAGAGCCATCTAAGGAGGATAAAGATGTTGCCGCTAAACTTGTTACGGCTTATGCAGATAATCCTGAAAAAACTTCTAAGAAGGCTTCAGAAAAGAAACTTGCAACCCTTACCCCCGCTTCGTTAATTCTTACAAACAGTATTTTACAAGAGTTTGGGCGTTCTGTTGTAGAAAGTTCGGTGCAAATACGCCACTTAGTGACAAATAAGTTACTATTGGAGACAGATAACCCTGATCCACGGGTTAGAATACGCGCTTTGGAGCTTCTAGGTAAGATTTCTGACGTAGGATTGTTCGCTGAGAAGTCAGAAGTCACCATAACACATCAGTCTACGGATGATCTACGTGAAAAACTGCGTTCAAAACTTGCAAAACTTGTAAATCCCGCAGACGAAGTAGAAAATGCCGTTATAATAGATGGGGAACCTCTAAATGTGGATGAGGAACTAGGTTTAGATGAATAAACCTGTTTTAGACTTTACTGAGGAAGAAGTTCAACAGATGTTGGATAATTTAGACCAATACAGCACCGAAGAGGTTGCTGAGATTGACCGTATGGTCGATGAACTAAGTACTCGTAAGGTAAATCAGGCATCTTATGATGATCTTATAGAGTTCTGTAAGGCTATGCAGCCTGATTATATAGTAGGAAAGCACCACAAACTTCTCGCAGACATGCTTATGGGGATAGAAAGAGGAGATAAAGATCGTATTTGTGTAAATATACCCCCACGGCATGGTAAGTCACAGCTTGTGTCTATTATGTTTCCCGCGTGGTTCTTAGGGCGTAACCCCAACAAAAAGGTTATGATGGTGTCCCACACGACGGATCTAGCGGTAGATTTTGGTCGAAAAGTACGTAACATGATAGCCACCGACGCTTACGCAGCCATATTTCCTACTGTGAAGTTAGCCATTGACTCGAAATCTGCGGGGCGTTGGAACACAAACTCAGGAGGTGAGTATTATGCGTGTGGTATTGGTTCTTCTATTGCAGGTCGTGGTGCTGACCTCTTGCTCGTCGATGACCCCCATTCTGAACAAGACGTTATTAATGGAAACTTTGGAGTGTTCGAAAAAGCTTACGAGTGGTTCACCTTTGGTGCGCGGACCCGTCTTATGCCTGGAGGTCGAGTTGCCATAATACAGACACGTTGGCATATGGATGACTTGACTGGACGTGTTGTAAGAGACATGGGGCAGAATGAGCGGTCTGACCAATATGAGGTCGTTGAGTTTCCCGCTATCTTAGATACTATAGATAGTAAGACAAAAGAATCTGTACAAAAGCCGCTTTGGCCTGAGTTCTTTGATCTAGAAGCCCTGCTCCGTACAAAAGCTTCTATGCCTGTGTTCCAATGGAACGCTCAGTACCAACAAGAACCGACAGCTGAAGAAGCCGCTCTGGTGAAAAGAGAGTGGTGGCAGATGTGGAAGAAAGACGACCCTCCACAATGCGAGTATGTTATCATGTCTCTCGACGCAGCAGCAGAAACACACAACCGTGCCGACTACACAGCTCTAACAACTTGGGGTGTGTTTTTGAATGAAGAGGTGGACAACTATAACATTATCCTGTTAAACAGTATAAAGAAGCGTATGGAGTTTCCAGAACTCAAGCAGTTGGCTATGGATGAATATGCTGAGTGGGATCCTGATGCGTTTATCGTGGAGAAAAAGAGTGCGGGTACGGCGCTCTATCAAGAGATGAGGAGAATGGGTATACCTGTATCAGAGTTTACTCCACACAGAGGTTCAGGCGATAAGATGGCGCGACTCAACTCTGTAACAGACATTGTAGCGTCGGGGTTATGTTGGGTCCCAGAGACACGTTGGGCAGAAGAAGTAATAGAAGAGATTGCAGGATTTCCATTTATGAGTCATGATGACCTCGTAGACTCGACTGTAATGGCACTTATGCGGTTTAGACAAGGTGGGTTTATAAGACTACCAAGCGACGAACCTGACTCGGTTCAATACTTTAAACGTAAAGGAAGTGGATTTTACTAATGGCTATTGAAAAAAGTTTATACCAAGCACCCGTAGGTATGGAAGAAGCCGAGATGGATACTTCTGAATTAGAAATAGAAATCGTAAATCCTGAGAGCGTTACGTTAGATGATGGAAGTATGGAGATAACTATAGTTCCTGATGCAGATATGGACGATGATATACCATTTGATGGCAATATTGCAGAAGGTTTAGAAGAAGGCGAGTTAAACACGATATCAAGTGACCTCATTGGTTTAATTGATTCTGATGTTGATAGCCGTAAAGATTGGGCAGATACATTTGTAAAGGGTCTTGACGTGTTAGGGTTTAAGTATGAAGAGCGTACTGAGCCGTGGGACGGAGCTTGTGGAGTGTATTCTACAGTGTTAGCTGAAGCCGCTATAAGATTTCAAGCAGAGACTATGAGTGAAACGTTTCCTTCCGCAGGTCCTGTCAAGACAAAAATATTAGGTGAAGAGACAAAAGAAAAGCAAGAAGCTTCAGAACGTGTTAAGGCAGACATGAACTACGAGCTTACCGAAAATATGGTTGAGTACAGACCAGAGCATGAAAGACTACTCTATAGTCTTGGGTTGGCAGGATCAGCCTTTAAGAAGGTATACTACGATCCAAATCTAGGACGACAGATGGCGGTGTACATTCCTGCAGAAGATGTCATTGTACCTTACGGAGCTTCGCACGTAGAAACAGCAGAGCGTGTAACTCATGTTATGCGAAAAACAAAAAACGAGTTAAAGAAGTTACAGGCTAACGGGTTTTACCGTGAAGTAGAACTTGGAGAGCCGCAGGCATACCACAGTGATATTGAGAAGAGAAAAGCTGAGGAAGGTGGGTACTCACTTACTGATGACGATCGTTACAGTATATACGAGGTTCACGCTGATATTTTTATTGAAGGTGTTGATGAAGACGAAGACGAGATTGCTAAACCTTATGTGGTGACTATAGAACGTGGGTCAAGCGAGATACTCTCTATTCGTAGGAACTGGAACCCTGACGACGAGTTGATGTTAAAGCGTCAGCATTTTGTACATTACGTATATGTACCAGGATTTGGATTCTACGGGCTAGGTCTGATACATATAATAGGGGGGTACGCAAGAGCGGGAACCTCACTTATACGGCAGCTTGTAGATGCAGGAACACTTGCAAACCTCCCTGGGGGTCTCAAAGCCCGTGGGTTAAGAATAAAAGGAGACGACACCCCCATAGAACCTGGGGAGTGGAAAGACGTGGATGTACCGTCGGGCAGTATTCGTGACAATATCATGCCTCTCCCTTACAAAGAACCAAGCCAGACCCTTCTCGCACTTCTTGATAAAATAACACAGGAAGGTCGTCGGCTTGGGGCTATTAGTGATATGAATATATCCGATATGTCAGCTAATGCCCCTGTGGGAACAACTCTAGCTCTCTTAGAGCGTACTTTAAAGCCTATGGCGGCAGTGCAGGCTCGTGTTCATTATGCAATGAAGCAAGAGTTTAAAATGTTAAAAGTATTAATGGCTGAGTATGCTCCTGCAGAATATGCATATAAACCTACTCGCGGAGAAGTTGGCGCAAGGCAATCTGATTATATGATGATAGACGTTATCCCTGTGTCAGACCCAAACAGCTCCACTATGGCACAGAGAGTGGTGCAGTACCAAGCCGTTCTCCAGATGTCTCAGTCTGCACCACAAATATATGACCTGCCTCAACTACACAGACAGATGATAGAGGTTCTTGGTGTAAAGAACGCAGACAAACTTGTACCAACAAAAGACGATCTAAAGCCTATGGACCCTATAAGCGAAAACATGGCGGCTTTAAAAGGCAAACCAATGAAAGCGTTTATATACCAAGACCAAGAAGCACATATAGCAACGCATATGGCATTTATGCAAGACCCAATGGTTATGCAAATGATAGGTCAGAACCCTCAAGCAAAACAAATTATGGCAGCATTGCAAGCGCACATAGCAGAACATTTTGGGTTTAAGTATCGTAAAGATATTGAAGAACGTTTGGGCGCAGAACTACCCGTACCAGAGGCAAACTTGCCAGAAGAGATAGAGGTTAACTTGTCAAGGCTCGTCGCTAAAGCAGGTAAACAACTTACACAAGCACACCAACAACAGGCAGCGCAGCAGAAAGCGCAAAAGAAAGCGCAAGATCCTATGGTTCAAATGCAACAGGCAGAATTACAAATTAAACAGTCTGAAGTTCAAAGAAAGACGCAAAAAGATCAAGCAGATATACAAATACGTCAGGCAGAACAACAACGCAAAAACAAAAAAGATATGTCAGATAGTATGATAGATGCTAGAAAACTTGAACTTGAACAAGCAGAAGTAGAAATAAAAGCAGAAAAAGAAAACGTACAACTTGAAATTGATAAAGTTGATAAAGATAATAAGTTAGATATGGAACTTCTTAAAACACTAGGCGTTCCTAACAGAGGTAAATAATGGCTAAAACCGTCTTAGACGTGCTTAAAGAAAAAATCGAAGCTGATAAAGCTTCTGCAATGGATTTTCTTGCAAGTGGAGGGGCAAAAGACTTTTCACAATACAAGGAGGTGACTGGCTTGGTACGAGGTCTCGAAGCTAGCCTAGGGTATATAATGGACCTCTCGCGCAACTATATGGATGACGATAATGATTGAAGCAGTAGAAAAACTGACCGACCAAGAACTAGAAGTACAACTACCTACTCCTGTTGGGTATAGAGTGCTTGTAGCGATGCCTAAAATTGAAGAAACCTATGAAAATACTAAAATACTAAAAACAACCAATGAAATGCACAATGAACACATTATGTCTATTATAGGTCTTGTCCTTGATATGGGGGATCAAGCTTATTCTGACAAAGAACGGTTTGGCAATATTCCTTGGTGTAAAGTAGGCGATTACGTAATGTTTCGTGCCAATACTGGTACGCGATTTAAAGTTGGTGATATTGAGTACCGTTTAATGAATGATGATTCAATAGAAGCCGTTGTAGCTGATCCTCGTGGCGTTACGAGAGCATAAGGAAAATAAAATGGCATTTCAAAAAGTAGAGTATGCTTTCCCTGATGAAGAAGTTAAAAGCACGGATATTGAAGTTGAAAATTCTAGTGCAGTAGAGATTGATATATCAGGAAAGAAAGTAGCAGATGATTACAAAGATAGTGAAGAAAAACTTGACGCAGACGCAGATGCTCGTCCTGCAGGCAAAAGTACTTCGCCTAAAGATAACATTGAAATTGAGGTATATGATGATACTCCGAAAGCTGACCGCAATCGCAAAACTTCTGAGCCGCCTGAAGACGTCACTGATGAAGAGCTTGAAGACTACTCCGAAAAAGTCCGAAAGCGAATCCAGCACTTTAGCAAAGGTTATCACGACGAGAGGCGCGCCAAAGAAGCCGCTTTCAGGGCGAAGCAAGAGCTTGAAACCCTCGCGCAAAACCTCGTCGAAGAAAACAAAAAACTAAAAGGTAACGTTAATAAGAATCAAACAGCGTTACTTGAGCAAGCTAAGAAAACTGCAGTAGCTGAACTTGCACAGGCTAAAAAAGCATACAAAGATGCGTATGAAGCAGGGGACGCAGAACAACTCGTTACTGCACAAGAAAGTTTAACAAATGTTAAGATTAAAACAGATAAGTTAAACAATTTTAAAATTCCTGCTTTACAGAAAGAAGGAACCCCTGTACAATCAGAAGTAGCTAGTTCACCTACGACAGCACCCGTTGCCGACGCGCGGGCAGTAGATTGGGCTAAACAGAATACTTGGTTCGGTTCAGACGATGAGATGACAAGTCTGGCACTGGGTCTACATAACAAGCTTGCAAAGCAAGGTGTAGATTTACAAAGTGATGAATACTACGAGACAATAAACACTCGTATGCGGCAGGTCTTCCCAGATAATTTTGAGGAGATTGCAGAACCAGAGGTTGAAAAGCCAAGAAGACAGGCTAATGTGGTAGCACCCGCTACACGGAGTACAGCACCTAAGAAGGTACGGCTCTCACAAACACAAGTAGCTCTCGCGAAACGACTTGGGTTAACACCCGAACAATACGCCAAACAGGTTGCATTAGATTCGAGGAAAGAAAATGGTTGAAAACAGAATTAGTAGAGAACTTGAGACCCGTGAAAAGACAACACGTAAGCCTGCTTGGAGGCGACCAGAAGTTTTACCTTCTCCAACTCCAGAGCCAGGATATACGTATCGTTGGATACGGACAAGTAATCAAGGTTTAGTTGATGCCACGAATGTTTCCTCAAAGTTACGTGAAGGTTGGGAACCCGTAAAGGCAAGTGACCATCCAGAAATAATACTCGTTACTATAGAGAATGAACGCTTTAAAGATAACGTTGTTATTGGTGGGTTAATGCTTTGTAAGGCTCCTCATGAATTAGTAAAAGAACGTACTGCTCACTATCAACAACAAGCAGACAGTCAGATACATTCAGTTGATAACAACCTCATGCGAGAGAACGACCCTAGAATGCCGTTATTTAATGAACGGAAGTCTAAGGTTACATTTGGTAAAGGCAATTAACTTTTAATTTTAATTTGGAGTCCTAAATATGGCTTATCCTACTATTGACGCCCCCTACGGGCTAAAGCCAGTCGGTTTGGTTGGCGGGCGACCCTACACGGGCGCTACTCGTAAGATCCCTATCGCTTCTAATTACGGTACAGGCATTTTCAATGGAGATGTGGTACAGTATACAAGTGATGGAACTATAATAATCTCAACTCTTCAGAACGATACTTCGGCAGTTGCAGGAGTTATTGGTGTGTTTGTAGGTTGTAGTTTTACTGATCCTAATACTGGACAGTTAACTTTTAGACAAAACTATCCTGCAAGTACTGTAGCAAGTGACATTGAAGCGTTTGTTGTAGATGATTCTGACGTTATCTTTAAAGTAGTTAACGTAACAGGTTCTACTGCTGATGGCGCAACAACTGGACTACTACCTCTGGCAAAAACTCGTGGAACCACAATTTCGTGTAATGCGGAACTTGTGTTAAACACTGGGTTAACTTCTACAGGTAACAGTCGAATGGGTGTATTTATTAACAACGTAACAAGTGCGCTACCGATCACTGTTATTGATGTTGTATCAGACACTGTAAATAGCTCAGGTAATTTTACTGAGTTTCACGTAAAGTTCACAGCAGGTTTTCATCGTTATGATGCAACTGTTGGCGTTTAAGGAGTAATGTAAAATGGCTATATCACGCGCACAACTTCTTAAAGAACTACTTCCTGGGCTTAATGCACTCTTTGGTTTAGAGTATGCTAAGTACGGTGAGGAACATGCGGAAATTTTTGAATCAGAAACTTCTGACCGTTCTTTTGAAGAAGAGACTAAACTATCAGGCTTCTCTGCAGCACCTGTTAAGGACGAAGGCTCTGCCATCGAATATGACAATGCTCAAGAGGCTTTCACCGCTCGCTACAACCATGAAACAGTGGCAATGGGCTTTTCAATTACTGAAGAGGCTATTGAAGATAACCTGTACGATTCTCTATCGGCTCGTTATACAAAAGCACTGGCTAGGGCTATGGCGTACACAAAACAAGTTAAGGCAGCTTCTATATTGAACAATGCCTTCTCTTCAGGCACTACTTACGGAGATGGAGTAGAACTTTGCTCTACTGCACACCCTCTTGTAAATGGTGGAACTAACTCTAACGAACCATCCACAGGCGCTGATCTTAATGAGACTTCTCTTGAAGCCGCCATTATTCAAATCAGTAACTGGACTGACGAAAGAGGGCTACTCATTGCAGCTCGCGCTCGGAAGTTAATCATTCCTTCAGATTTACAATTTGTTGCAACTCGATTGCTTCAGACTGAAGGACGGGTAGGAACTGCGGACAACGACCTCAATGCAATAAAGAGCAATGGCGCTGTTCCAGAAGGTTATTCAATTAACCATTACCTAACCGATACGGATGCTTGGTTCTTGATGACGGATGTACCTAACGGTCTGAAGCACTTTACACGTAGCCCAATGGCAACGTCTATGGATGCTGATTTCGATACAGGCAACAGCCGTTATAAGGCGAGAGAAAGATACTCTTTCGGTGTATCCGATCCGCTAGGAATCTTTGGTTCCCCAGGAGCTTAAAAAACTTAAAAGGGTGGCTTGCGGGTCACCCTTTTTTACTATATACTACACAAATTACCTTGACAGTTGCATGGTGTAACTGACAAAGCCAAGACAAGGGGATTGATATGGCTAATACTACTTTTAAAGGCACTCTCAGATCAGAGGGTGGCTACTCTCAAATAGCAACTGCCGACGCCACAGGCGTTGAAACTACAAATACTTCTATAGATTCAAGCGGAAACGTATCTGTAGGTGGTACAACAGCATTAGCGGGAACTTTTACAAGATTAACACCAGAAAATATTATAGATTGGGATTATATTTCATGCCCAACTCCTATAGTTTCAACACTTACAGGCGCAGGCGGCGCTGATGGAGTCTTGGCTGACGGTGAATTGTTCGGTATGCTTTTCCCTGGAAAAAATGGTCAAGTTACACCAGTCCAAGGTAGTATAATTGGAGCGCACACCGTTGCTGCAAGTGGTTTTATGGTAGAGGGTACAATCCCCGCTACTGATACAAACGGCACAGCCGCAGGTTTAAACCTTCAAGGGGACGCTGCAACCGCTGACAACACAGGTATGGAACTTATATTTGGTGGATCACAGCATGGTGGTGGTGCATCTTGCACTATTGGTACACATGCAATGGTTTTTGATGCAACATTTAACAGTGTTGATTTTACTGACCAAGATTGTGTTGCAATCGGATTTAGAAAAAAAGAAGAGTTTCAAACAGGACATCAGCCTATCATAGCAGCAGCATCAGGTGATGCTGTTTATACAGACTATGTAGCTTTTGGTGTTCTATCAGCAGATGATGTTCAAATATCAACTAGACTTAATGATGGAACAACAGCACATGTAGACTCAACTCAAGCGACTGCAGCAAGTGGCAATCATAGATTTCAAGTTACTGTGTCTTCTGCGGGTGTTGTAACCTTTGCTCACATTGGCGCTGCTGTTATGAGTGCAGGTACTTTAGCTGCACCAAGTACAACAAAAGCATTTACTTTTGACGATGGTGATGTCGTAGTTCCTTATCTAAGTATCTTGAGTGTCAACGCAGATTCTGCAATACACTTAAAAGCTATCAAGATAACTCGTACACCTGGCATTAGTTACACTGATTAATAGTTAACTGGGTGGGGTGAAGGCCCCACCTTTTCCAGAATAGGAGATCAATATGGGACAATCAGACGTTCAAGCGCTTACAATAAGTGACGAAAACGCAGCAGATGCAGATCGTTTAGTTACTGCGGCTAGACCGAACACGGGTGCAACAATGGCAGCAACTACTTTTGCAGGTGGTGCAGCTCGTAATGTTACAGTAACAACTGCAGGTACTGGAGATAACGCAAAAACAAATACTATTGTAGGAACGGATGTTTTTGGGAACGCAATTACAGAAGTTATTACTTCAACAGGCTCTGCTGAAGCTGTGGCAGGGGAAAAATTATTTCTCACTGTTACCTCTGTAACAAGTTCAGCACAATTTGCAGCTAACATTACTGTTGGTTCAGGCACGTCGTGTGCGCAAGCCGTCAATGGAAGTAATGCTGTACGACTCAAGGGTATGTCTATTACCTCTGGTGGTACTGCAGGTGATGTAGAGTTTGTAGATGGTTCGCCAGAAGATGGTACAACTTCGTTTAAATCTAGAACAATCGGCACAGCCAATACTGTTATAGACAGAACTATACCTTCAGAAGGAGTGGTATTTAGGAGTGGTTTAGTTATCAAGTATACGCTAGACACTGCTGATATGATTACCATTTTTCATGCGTAACGACTACAAAAAAGGCGGTGAAGTTCGTAAAGACACGGGCATGAAAGGTATGTCTATTGGTAGTGGGGACAAGCGCCCTACTAAGTCTGG